TGCACAAAAGGTAAATTCTTTAAAGAACACTACAAACAACCGACAGAAGAAAAAGTAAAGGGCTTTATAAAGAGAAAACTTAAGTCGGGCGATTGGTATCTTTCTTCTCACGAGTCTGTATACTATGGCTTCGCAGATGATGTAATAACGCATAGGAGCTACGGGAGTATAACCAGTCTAAAATGACAGAACTCAAAAAAATAAACGAAGCTTGGCTCAAAATAGATATAGACGATAAAAATATTTTTAACCCGTCATCTATTCTTAAAACCCAAGACGACGATTACCATCTTAGGCTTGTATATCTAATGACAAAACCTGAGTACTTCTCATTTCTTTGCAAGCACATCCTCAATATACAAATCTTGCCATCTCAGGCTCTGATGCTTTGTGAGATGTGGAACAGAAAGTTTCCAATGCTTATTGCTAGCCGTGGTTTTGGTAAGTCATTCATGTTATCCCTTTATGCTTTGCTTAGAGCTTTGCTTCTACCAAAACGAAAAGTAGTTGTTGTTGGTGCTGCGTTTAGACAATCTAAAGTTTTGTTTGAATACATGGAAACAATATGGAGAAACGCACCAATACTAAGAGATATATGCAGCGGATCATCTGGGCCTCGTCGTGATGTTGACAGGTGTGTAATGAGAATCAATGAAAGCACGGTTACATGCTTACCACTAGGTGATGGGCAGAAGATTCGTGGTCAGCGTGCTAACGACATTATATCTGACGAGTTTGCCTCGATACCTAGAGATATATTTGAAAATGTTGTTGCTGGTTTTGCTGCAGTTAGTGCAGACCCAATTGACAATGTCAAAAGACTAGCCGCAGAAAAAAGAGCCAAGGAGCTCGGCATAGACATAAAAGAAGATAAAAAAGAAGAAGAAGATCTATCGCTTAAAGACAACCAAATTATTCTTTCTGGTACAGCTTATTATGACTTTAATCACTTTGCAACCTACTGGAAAAAGTGGCGACAAATCATAAAGAGCCAAGGCAGAGAAGATAGACTTAGAGAAGTTTTTGGGGGAGAAGAAGTTCCCAAAAGTTTTGACTGGACTCAGTACTCCATTATCAGAATACCATACGAGCTTTTGCCAGAGGGCTTTATGGACGCTGCTCAGGTTGCGAGATCCAAAGCCACCGTGCACGCAGGTATATACCAGATGGAGTTCGGCGCTTGCTTTACTAGAGATAGTCAAGGATTTTTTAAGAGATCACTTATAGAGTCCTGTGTCGTATCAATAGACAATGTGCTGAAAGACTCTAGCGGTGAAGAAATACACTTTGAAGCTAAACTAATGGGAGACCCAAATAAAAGATACGTATTTGGTGTTGACCCCGCATCCGAGGTAGACAATTTTAGCATTGTTGTTATTGAGATAAGTTCAGACCATAGAAGGATTGTTCATTGTTGGACTACTAACAGATCAGAACATAAAGACAAAATCAAAAAAGGTTATTCTACAGAGACAGATTACTACGCCTACTGCGCTAGAAAAATTAGGGATCTCATGAGACTATTTCCATGTGTTCACATTGCAATGGACGCGCAGGGTGGAGGCATAGCTGTGATGGAATCTCTACATGATAATGATAAAATAAAAGATGGCGAAGTTGCCATATGGCCCGTGATAGATGAAAACAAAGCCAAAGACACAGACGACGAAAAGGGTCTACACATATTAGAGATGTGTCAATTTGCTAAATACGACTGGCTAGCAGAAGCAAATCACAGCTTAAGAAAAGACTTTGAAGATAAATCCTTATTGTTTCCATTTTTTGACCCAGTAACTCTTGGTATATCAGCAGCAGAAGACGGATTAAAAAATAGAGTATACGACACACTTGAAGAGTGCGTTCTAGACATTGAAGAACTGAAGGACGAGTTGGCTATGATACAAATGACACAAACAGCAAGTGGTAGAGATAGATGGGACACACCAGAGGTAGTCGTAGGAGCTGGTAAAAAAAGCAAGATGCGCAAAGACCGCTACTCAGCTTTGATTATGGCTAATATGGCAGCTAGAGGTATCATGAGAGCACCAACTCCACAGGAGTACAATTTCTATGGAGGGTTCGCAACAATGGACGGCATACAGAGAAAAGGCAGCGAGACCATGTTTACCGGGCCAAACTGGTTTACTGAAAACATGAAAGATGTTTATTAATTTGTGTATAATATTGTAACCATTCCAATTAACATTCCAATTGAAGATATAGAGGCATAAAATGAGCGAAGATATGATTACTTGGTCAGGCGATGAGGACAGACAAAGTGCGTTTGCTTCTTACAGCGAAAACATTGATTCTTATGGTGGCTTAGGTAAAAGCGCTGCATATCATAGAGATTTTCTTAATATAGAGCCAAACAGATCTGTAAGGCCACAGTTTACCAAAAGAGACTACTATGCCTTTAGAGAGGGCGAGCGCGTACCAAGCAATCAAAAGCGCATTATTAAAATGTGTATGGACGCATATGACAAAGTTGGAATAATCAGAAACATAGTTGATTTGATGGGAGACTTTGGTAGCCAAGGAATTAGCCTTGTTCATTCTGACAGAACTGCAGAAAAATTCTTCAAACAATGGTTTAAAAAGGTTGACGGTAAAGAAAGATCAGAACGCTTCCTCAACAATCTATACAGAACAGGCAACGTTGTTGTATACAGAAGCAACGCTAATATCACTCCAGAATTAAGTAAATTTATGAAGTCTGTAGGAAATGATATCAAAGTTGAGCTACCAGATGTAACTAGAAACGTAGTGCCCTTTAGATATAACTTCTTTAATCCTATGAGTGTCAATATGAAAGAAAGTGGATTGTCTTTATTTGTGGGCTCAAAAAGATTTAGTATATCAAACAGTGTTATATCAGATGTGTACAAAAAGGGTCATATACCTCAAGAAATACTCAAGACACTACCGCCGGCAGCCAGAAGGTCTATAGAAAATGGTGACAAAGAAATACCCCTAGAGCCAGAAAGACTATCCGTACACTATTACAAGAAAGACGATTGGCAGGTCTGGGCAAACCCTATGATCTACGCAATTCTTGATGATATAATTATGTTAGAAAAAATGAGACTGGCTGACCTATCTGCTCTAGATGGCGCCATCTCAAATATTAGATTGTGGACTCTTGGTAGTCTAGATCACAAAATCCTACCAAACAAAGCGGCGATCAATAAGCTGCGTGACATCTTAGCAAGTAATGCTGGAGGCGGAACTATGGAGTTAGTTTGGGGGCCAGAGCTTTCTTACACAGAGTCAAATAGTCAGGTCTATAAGTTCTTGGGTTCAGAAAAATACAATTCTGTTCTTAATAGTATATATGCTGGACTTGGTGTTCCTCCAACTCTAACGGGAATGGCTGGTAATGGTGGAGGCTTTACGAATAACTTTATTAGCCTCAAGACTCTCGTTGAGCGACTACAGTATGGTAGGACTTTGTTAGTTAACTTCTGGCAAAAAGAAATAGAGGTAGTGAGAAAAGCAATGGGCTTTAGAAGGCCAGCCTATGTTCAATTTGATCAGATGAATCTTTCAGACGACACCGCAGAAAAGAACTTGCTACTACAGCTTGCGGACAGAGATATTATATCTCACGAAACCATATTGGAACGATTTAAGGAAATACCAACTGTGGAAAAAATTAGACTTAAGAGAGAGATGAAAGATAGAGATAGGGATCAATCTCCAAACAAAGCTGGCCCTTATCACAATCCTCAACACGATCATGAGATTGAAAAAATAGCTCTTAACAAAGACCTTCTCGACGACGAGTACCTTGAAGAAAAAGGCTTGCCAATCAGAGAAATCGAGGTAGATGTTGAGCCAGAAAAGAAAGATGGGCCAATTGTCCCAAAAGTTGAGAAGACAAATGATATACCAAGTGAAAACAATGGAAGGCCCAGAAACTCAATAGATACTGAGCCAAGAAAACAAAGAGTTGAAAAGCCAAGATCAAAGCCCGGACTAGCGGACTTAATAGACTGGTCTCAAAGCTCATATAACAAAATATCTGAATGTGTGACTATGGCATTTCTAAAAGCCAATAACAAGAAAAATCTAAGACAGGTCACAAAAGCGGAGTTGTTTGATGTAGAGCGAATCAAGTTTGATGTTCTGACAAATTTAGACTTGCTATGTGAAGTCAATGAAAATGTAATTCATCAACATTTAGCAAGTGCAAGCCTAACACCTACATCATTTAAAACGCTTCTATCTGACAAAGATATAGATATAAATGACATGTCTATAGAGTCATACAGGAAGAAAGCCGTTAGCTGCTTTATAGAATATGCTACGAAACAGTAGTATTTCTAAACTTTTTTAAAAAATTGTGTATACTTATTTTAGAGGTAAGACACATGAAAATATATCAACAAGAAATTAACGACGGCATTGCTGAGGTTATCAAATCTCAAGCATCTGTCGTGTATGCTTCGCAGGCTTCTGTTAACCTTAAGCCCGAAGAAAATGATGTCATCAAAAAGCTTATGGCTTCTGAAGGTAAAAGCAATCCTGACCAGTTTGACCTTTACTATTTAGAAGCTGTTTTAGTTTCAACAGGTTGGAACAAGAACGATGACGTGTTTACACCTGAAGCAACATGGGCTGCTCGCAGTACACCTGAAGACAAGCAGTTCAATTTTATGCATAACGAAAATGATATCATAGGACATATCACTAGCTCCTATGTATTAAATAAGGATGGCGATAAAGTTTCTGCAGATGACGCAGAAGCTCCTAGTGAATTTGATATTGTTACTGAAGCAGTCTTATACAATAGTTGGACTAACCCAGAAAACAGAGATCGAATGAACCAAATTATTGCTGAAATCGAAGAGGGAAAATGGTTTGTGTCTATGGAGTGTTTGTTCTCTGATTTTGATTACGCCCTGACTGACCCCGATGGGCAGAACAAAATCTTAGCACGGACAGAAGAATCTTCATTCCTGACTAAACACCTTAGATCTTATGGTGGAGAAGGAAGTTATGAAGGCTATACTGTAGGTAGGGCTCTCAAGAATATAGCATTTTCAGGTAAAGGCTTGGTTGCAAAACCAGCCAATCCTAGAAGTGTCATATTTGAAAAGAGCAAATCATTTATTATAAATGAAGACGTTACTGATAAACTTTCTATAGGAGATTTTATAATGTCAGATAATACTCAGATCTTGGAAAAGCAGATTGCAAGTCTTACGGAAGACTTAGCTGCTTCCAAAGCCGAGAATGAGGCTATCAAGGCACAAATCGAAGAAGCAAAAGATAAAGAATTTGCCTCAACGGTTGAAGCTTATGAAGCTGATGTTCAGGCAAAAGATGAAGCTATCGCTAACCTTGAGGAAACTGTAAAGTCTACTCAGGCTAGAATTGCTGAATTGGAAGATGCTCTAGCTGGTTCTCAAACAGAACTCGCTGAAGCTATGAAAGAAATGGACGATATGAAGAAGAAAGCTATGATGAAAAAGAGAAAAGCTGCTCTTGTTGAAGCTGGTATCAGCGAAGAAGACGTAGAAGAATCTTTTGCTAGCTTTGAGTCTCTAGAAGATGAAGCCTTTGAAACTGTCGTTGCTCTCATGAAAAAGAAAGCAAAGAAAGAAGATAAGGACGAAGAAGCTGAAGCAGCAATGCCAGAAGCTTTGAAAGAGGCTATCGAAAAGAAGAAAAAGGAAAAAGAAGCTAAAGCTGAAGAAGAAGAAGCTGAAGAAGCAGAAGCTGAATTAGAAGAAGCTTTTGAAGAAGTCGAGTCTACCGAAGCTGCTCTCGTAGAGGAAGTTTCTGAAGTTGATGAAATGCAAAGCACTCGTGCTAGCATTGCAACTTGGCTCGAATCAAACGTTTTAAACAAGTAATTTAATTTATCTACAGGAGATAGAAAATGGCTCTTAAAGCAGATAGATACGAACTACAAACCGATATTAGCTTCTTTCTGGATGCAGCAATTGCTACTAGAGGTGGTGTAGTCGTTCATGACACAACGGCTGGTTCTGGCGCTGCTATGGATCAGGGCGTTAACAAAGTATTCTACAAGACATCAGTTGCCGCAACTGATTCACCAGTAGGTATTTTGCTTAATGATGTTGTTAACAAAGACCTTACTCGTACTCACTTAAACCAACATAAAGACGAAGTTCAACTTGGTGGTAAAGTTACCGTACTACGTAAAGGCTATGTTGTAACAAGCAACATTGAAGGTACTCCAGCAGCTGGAGATATCGCGTATGTACACAACAACGGTAATATCAGTAATGG